CGAAAAGAACGCAGGCGACCAATTGATCGGTAAGTCTTTGCAGATTGCCAAGAAAGACATCACCGGCGGCGCGGCTAGCGCAGGTGCTTTGCAAGACTTCACGCGCGATCCAGAAGTATATCGAGCTATCGGCGGCTATCGTGCTACGCGCATGCGCGATCTTATTCCATCGCGTCCTATGTCTAGTGGTTCAGTTGAAATTATGCGTCAAAATGCTTTTACTAATAACGCAGCGCCTCAAACCGCTGAGTTAGCAGCTAAAGCACAGTCTGCAATGACTTGGGAATTGGTAACCCTGTCAGCTAAGACTGTCGCACACTTTGAGGTTGCTTCACGACAAGCGCTATCTGATGCGCCTATGTTACAAGGCTTAATTGACCAAGAGCTTACCTATGGTCTAGACCTTCAGATGGACAATCAGATCTTAAACGGTGACGGTACAGGCCAAAACTTTACTGGTGTTTTAGTCGATGCGGCTGTACAAAATGTCGGCGACTTAACAGGCGGCGCGGCAGCAGACAAAGCTAAGTTAGCTATTAACTTGATCCGATCTGCTATCACTAAGTGCCAAGAGTTTGAGTATTACAATGTCAACGGGATTGTTATCTCGCCAGCTACCAGTGAACTACTTGAAACAGCGGTAGGCGCTGATGGCAACTACTTGCTGATCCCGTTCAATAATCGTGGTGACGGTACTCAAACTATCTGGCGAGTTCCAGTGGTAGTCACTAACGCAATCGCCGATGACGTGTTTATCTTGGGGGACTGGACGATGGCGGCCAAGCTCTACAATCGTGAAAATGTAACTGTGCGGGTTTCAGAGTCACATGCTAACTTGTTCATCGAAAACGGCGTAGCAGTATTGGCCGAAGAACGAGCAGTGCTAGGCATTAACGCGCCTAAAGCACTATGCAAAGGTTCTTTCGCTGGCACATTGTAAGCGCTAAGTAGTAATGCGTGGCCTCCTTAATTGGGGGCTTTCGCAGTAGAAGCACATGAAAACCTAAAGAGGTTACTATGAAAGTCAAATTGTTATCGTGGTGCATGGCTGGCAAGCAAGGCCAAGAGCTAGAAGTCAACGACCTATACGGTAAAGACTTGGTTAAAAAAGGTCTAGCGGTTGAGTTAGATGCGCCCAAGCCAAAAGCGGCAAAGCGTAAAACCAAAGTAAAGAAACCTACTGAGGATAAATAATGATTCCTACAGTAACGACAGCAGACGCATTAGATCCACCAGTGACTACCCAAGATCTGGCCGAATTTTTACGGGCTGACGTTACCGATCCATTATTACAACCGATGTTAATAGCGGCAACCGATCTGGCTATCCATCATATCAAGCGAGACTTAAAGACCCGCAACTGGGTTTTAGAATATTGGGATTGGCCGACTACAGGCACAAAGCGCGGGGATGGCTTGAGTTGCGGATCTGAGGTGCTCGAAAGTGATATTAAATTACTCTTTTCAACCAACGGCAATCAAAGCGTTGTTAGTTCTGTTTTAATCAACGGCGAAGCATCAACAGGTTACACATTGCAGAATGACAGGGTTGTTTTTGATTATGTAGCCTACACACACAGCGACAGCGAAAAGGCTTTACAGATTAGCTATTCAACTGGCTATGGCGCACTTGATAGCGACGTACCGCAGGCGATACGCGAAGCAATTAAATTGATAGCTGGATATATCTATAGCAATCGGGGTTGTTCGGTTACCGATGCTATCCACAAAAGTGGCGCGGGGATAATGCTAATCCCGTTTAGATCTGAGGAGTCATTAATATAATGAGCTTGGATAAGATCGGCAGCTCAAACCATCAAGGCGGCTTTCCAGAGGATTTAATTAAGTGACTTGCTGTAAGTATAAGGCGGGCGATTTAAACAGAAAGATTGATGTTAATCAGCCTAATAACATCAGCGATGGGCAAGGCGGGTCTAGTGTAGGCTGGACGTTATTCAAATCGACATGGGCGAAGTTAGAGCCAATGAAAGGGGCGGAGAAAGTTAGATCTGATAGATTGACTACAGCGCAAATGACAAAAGTCATCATGCGTTATGATCCGCTTGTCACTGATGAAATGCAGATAGTTTATAATGGCGAAGAATATCAAATCAGATCCGTTGTTAATATTAACGAGTCTAACGAATGGTTGGAACTTATGATCGAGAGAGTGGTGGCGCAGTGAGCAAGGTTCGTGGCCTAGACGAATTAAAGCAGGCTTTTGTTAGTTTTGCTATTGATATGGACAAGGCCATTGATGACGCGGTTTATGATGTTGCTAACCAAGTAAGAAACACCGCAATAAAATCAATACAAAAAAAATCATCCGGTAAAAAAGTAAGGCGAAAAAAGCAGGGTGGCGGCTACCGCGATCACATCGCAGCAGCGGCAGGCGAAGCGCCTAATACTGACAACGGTGACTTAGTTCGCTCAATAGCGGTCGAGCATGTAAAGTTTTCTCAGGTCGCATACGTTGGGACAAACTTAGACTATGGCGCTTGGCTTGAGTTTGGCACCAAACAGATGAAGCCTAGGCCATGGCTAGAGCCAGCGAAAGACGAAAACATTAACAATTTCAAAAAGGCGGCAATCAAGGCCGCAGAAAAGCAAGTTAAAAAGGCTGGCCAGTGAACGAGATTTACATCATTTTTTTTAATCGGCTCGTTTCAGCGTTGGGCGTGATACCAGTTTATGATCACGTACCGCATAACGCGAAGGGCTTGCTAGTTGTGTTAGAGCCAATAGAAGATCGCTATTCAGACACAGACGATCAGATAGGTTTTAATTCATCAATTAAAGTGCATGTTTATTCTGAGTACAACGGTTCGAAAGAATGTGCAGAAACACAAGAAACTATCTTTAATGCCTTGCATAGATGGAGTCCATTAGATACAGCTAATTACGCGGTTTCAAATATAACGCAAGACTATAAAACAATAGTTACAGAGCCAGACGGTAAGACGCGTCATGGCGTTCAACAGTTTAATTTAATATATAATGCCTTAACGGTATAGGAGAAGAAAATGAGTGTACGATCTAGAATCATAGGCCGAAACGTAGACATGACAATGGGCGGCTCAACTGTATTGGGCATGCTGTCGAAGTCGCTTTCATTCACTAACGAGATGGCAGAAATAACAGATGACGCGGCCAATGGTTATAGCACCTATGTCGCGGAAGCGTTAAAGAAAAATTTAGAGTTTGGTATTTCTGGCGAGCTAGAAGATCTGTCTATTATTCGCACTTGGTTTAATGCCTCGCAGATCTTTGCCTTTGTTATCACGTTTGAAGATGGATCTACTTTGGCATTTGACGCAGCAATGACGGGCGCACCGTCCATCGACATGGAGTCAAACGGCATCGCAACTTATGAAGCAAGCTTTACATCAAGCGGCGAAATAACTGACACATGGGGCGTTTAATAGCGCTCCTAGTTTTATAGCTAATTTTTAACAATCACAAACAATCACAGGTGAAGAAATGAGTGTAACCCCAAAGAAGATCCCGTTGTCTTGGAACGGCGAAAAAAAAGAGATGGTCATTAACTTTGAAACGGTTGATAAACTAGGTCAGCTTTTTAATACGTTGCAAGTGCTTGATAAACTATCAAGCCAAGCGCTAGATATTCCAGAAGCAATTAAAGTTATGCGGAATATTCTAGATGTTGCTGGCTTTGAGTTATCCAACGATGATGTTTATCAAGGCTTAACGGCTGGCGGCATGCTAGATAGTTCGGCTTTGTTTGGCGTTGTCGGTGAAGTGTTAGGTTCTATCTATTCGGGATCTGACAACGGAAAAAAGTCTACTCCTCGCAAGAGGAAGCCAAAGAAGTAGACCAATTCCCCTGGGATGAAATCTATACAATATTTGTTGGTCATTATGGTATAAGCCATAGTGACTTTATGAGTATGTCACCGCAGGCGATTTTCAAGATCCAAGAGTTGAAGCGGCCTAAAAAAATAGGGCATTTGCATGAAGATGATTTTCACGAGCTTAGAGAAAGAAAAGCAAAACTCAGGGCGCAAGGCGTCAAGGTTGCATAATGGCTAGCACAGTTATCGGCGCTCTAAGCGTAGAAATCACAGCAGATGTCAAAGGCTTGAAGCAGGGTATTAAGTCCAGCAACGAGGCGCTAGGCATCGCTGGCAAGAAGATAAGGAGGAATGAAAAGAAGTGGGCTAAATGGGCGGCTGGCGTGGCAACAGCGGCAGCGGCAGCATCAGCAGCCATTATTAAATCCTCTCTATCTAATATCAAAGCATTATCCGATCAAGCTAGGCTCGCAGGTCTATCGGCAGAGCAATTCCAGAAGGGCGCATTTGCTGCCAAGCAATTTGGCATCGAGCAGGATAAATACGCCGACATTTTAAAAGATGTTAATGATAAGGTTGGTGACTTCCTAACAACCGGCGCTGGTGGAATGACTGACTTCTTTGAGCAGATCGCGCCAAAGGTCGGAGTGACAGCCGATCAATTTAAAAATCTAAACAGTGAGCAAGCATTAGGTTTATATGTAAAAACATTGCAGGACGCTAATTTGTCCCAGCAAGAAATGACCTTTCATATGGAGGCTATTGCTAGCGATTCAACCGCATTGATTCCATTATTTGCTAACGGCGCTAAAGAGCTTAACAAGTACGCAGCAGAAGCCGAAAAAATGGGTGTGGTAATGTCAGATCTAGAAGTAGACCGGGCAGTCACAGCACAAAAGGAAATTGAAAAGCTAGGCTTTGTATTCGATCAGCAACTCAATAAGTCGGTTGCAGAATTATCGCCATTTATAACCGCAGCTATGGAAAAGATGACAGAGTTCTTTGTTAGGACAAACGACGATCTACCAAAAATAGCAGATATGGCGCTCAAAGTGGCCAAGGGCTTTGCATGGATTGGCAATATAGTTCATGGGCTTGAGGCGGTACTTAGAGGTCTAAGGGTTGTAGCGTCTGGTGTATTGGCAGCAATCGGAACAGGTGTTGAATTTATAGGCAAGGGAATTATTGCCGTTGTTAATGGCGCTATTAATGCCATTGGAACTATGACCATGAAGGCGGGTGTTGTTGCGACTGCCATGGGTAAGTCTGGCATCGCTGGCATGTTCTTTAAAGCCAGCGAAGCTGTTAAGGGCTTTGGCATAGAAACTCCCAGAGTATTCACAGCCATTGGCGAATCAATGCGAGAGGATCTAATTGGATCGCTCAAAGCCTTTGATGAGTTTATGGCTAAACCTAGACCAACTGATCAGCTTGATGCTTTCATGGCAGAGGTTAGAGCTAAGACAGAGGAAATCAAAAAGATTGTCGAGGGCGATGATCCAGCAAAGCCAGCCGATCAAGGTCGTGACATACGCGATTTAATGCCACAGTACAACTCAGAGCTTGAGGCATTAGCCTTAAAGCATGAGCAAGAATTAGCATTAATTGACAAAAATATCGCTAACAAAGAAGAAAAACACCGCCTTATTGAGCAGCTAAAAGCAGAGCATGAAAAAGCATTATCTGAATTATCAAAAAAAGGCACAGAAGAAAGAAAGCAA